AATTCTGATAATGCTCAGGTTAGAGATAATGCTGTTGATGGATCAATCAAAATTGCTACCATCACAAATCGTGGCGTTAATATTGGACCAATAGGAGGAACTCAGTACACGAGGGTTCCAATTAAGGGAGACGGAGTTGGAGCAGAGTGTACAATTACAACAAATAATGATAGAAAAGTTGAATCAATAACAATTTCAAATCAAGGTTCTGGATATACATATGGAACTGTTGATTTAGTTGCAGGTGGAGTTCCTACAGGAACAACAAGACCTACTTTTAATGTTATTATTTCTCCTAAAGGTGGACATGGTGCAGACATTTATAGAGAACTTGGTGCATATAATGTTCTAATGTATTCTAGGATTGAAAATGATATTTCAAATCCAGATTTCATCACGGGCAATCAAATTGCAAGAGTGGGTGTTGTAGAAAATCCACAAAAAACCGATTCTTCACTTTTAGTTTCTGATAAAGCAAGTGCAGTTTATGCTCTTAAATTGACAGGTGCTGGCTATAGTTCTGCAACCTTCACTGCAGACTCTTTTGTAACCCAGACCATCGCTACAGGATCAACTGCTGCTGGTAGAGTTGTAAGTTACAACCAAACTACAGGAGTTTTGAAATATTGGCAAGATAGAACTCTTGCAGGGTTTACAACTGCTGGTATTGGAATTACAAATCCAACTTATGGATATGAACTCAAAGAGTTTACTGCTACTCCAGCATCTGGTGGAAGTTTAACAATCGTTCCTTCATCAGGTTCAAATTTGGCTATCGATACTTCCTTCACAGGTATCTCTACAGTAATAAATAATAGGACCTACTATCTTGGACAAGAGTTTTCTAGTGGTTTAGCAAGTCCTGAAGTGAAAAAATATTCTGGAAGTATTATATACGTTGATAATAGACCATCTATTACTAGATCATCAAACCAAAAAGAAGATATCAAAGTCATTTTGCAGTTCTAAAGAATTATGCCACAGCAAACTAATCTCAACGTAGCACCATATTTTGACGATTTTGATCCTGCTAATGATTATCATAAAGTATTGTTCAAGCCTGGATATCCAGTTCAGGCTAGAGAGTTAACGACTTTACAGTCGATACTGCAAAATCAAATTGAAAAATTTGGACAGCACTTCTTTAAAGAAGGGGATAAAGTAATTCCAGGAAACACAGGATACACTCAACTTTATTATTGTGTTCAATTAAATAATAATTATCAGGGAGTTCCTGTATCTGCATATGCAGATCAACTCGTTGGGACTAAGATTACTGGACAAACTTCTGGAGTAACTGCATACGTTGATTATATTTTGCTTCCAGAAGATTCAGAAAGAGGAAATCTAACTCTTTATATAAGTTATATTGGTTCAAGTACAAGAAATAATTCAACACAAACTTTCAGTAATGGTGAAGATTTAGTTTGTAATGAAATCATTACCTCTGGTCTATTAGGAAATTCTCTAATTGAAGTAGGATCTCCATTTGCAACTACACTTGCAAGTAATGCATCAGCAACAGGATCAGCATTCCAAATTGAAAGTGGAGTATACTTTGTTAGAGGTAACTTTGTTAATGTCAACAAAGAAACTTTAATTCTTGATCAGTATACAAATACTCCAAGTTATAGAATTGGATTATTTGTAAATGAAGAAATTGTCAATGCAGATCTTGACGAATCTTTAAATGATAATTCACAGGGATATAATAATTATTCTGCTCCAGGAGCAGACAGATTAAAAATTTCATTAAGTTTGTTTAAAAAATCATTAGATGATTTTAATGATACAAGTTTTATTGAATTAGCCACCGTCGTAAATGGTGTTTTAAGAACAAAAACTGCTGCAACAGGAACTGCGGGTCCTGGATATCTTGATATTACAGATACTCTTGCAAGAAGAACATATGCAGAATCTGGAGATTACTACGTTTCTCCATTCAGCATCTCTGTAGAAAACTCTTTAAATAATAATCTAGGCAACAGAGGTTTATTCAATGCTGGACAATTCACTCCCAGTGGAGGAACTCCTTCAGATGATTTAGCAATTTATAAAATTTCTCCAGGAAAAGCATTTGTTCGTGGATATGAAATAGAGACGAATGCTCCAGTCTTTATTGACGTACAAAAACCAAGATCAACCAGAACGATTGAAAACCAGTCATTAATTTACAATACTGGTGCAACTTTAAAAGTAAACAGAGTTTATAGAACTCCAACAGTAGGTCTTGGAAATACTTACTATGTAAGTTTAAGAGATCGTAGAGTTGGATCAAGTTCAGAAGAAGCACCTGGAAGAGAAATTGGTCTTGCAAGAGTTTATGACTTTAGATTAGATTCTGGATCATATAGTGCAACTAATGCAAATACAAATGAGTGGGGAATTTCTTTATATGATGTTCAAACATTCACAAACATCACATTAAACCAATCAACAACCCTTAGCGTACCAACCTTTATTAAAGGTGCGAATAGTGGTGCAACTGCTTTCCTTAGAGATTCTGTTAGTGCAGGAGTTGCTCTAACTGTATATGAAAAATCTGGCAATTTTGTTCCAAATGAAAAACTAATTTTTAATGGAATTGAAAATGGAAGAATTGCAATAGCAATTACTGAGCATGGAATTTCAAAAGTAAAATCAATATATGGAACTACTGATGGTGTTGTTGGAATTAACACCTTCAGTGCAGACGTAGTTCAATCTACCTCCATTAATATTGGTATTGCAACTGTATCCGCTTTCTCTGGTGGAGTAAGTACAGTCAGAAGTTCTAATCCTCGTTTCCCAGGCAATATTGTTAAAATTGGAGATTTAATTAGTTACAGCGATCTTGCAGTAACTGATGATCCAATCACAGGTAGAGTTGTAAGTGTTGCTTCCAGTACTGTTAGCATTTCTGGAGTTACTACAGTATCAGGAGTTGTTGATGGTACTCTGCCATCTGCAAATTTAAATGTAACTGACCTTAAGATTCTGTCTACAAAGTTAGAAAATTCTACAGATAATACTTTATTCACTCGTTTGCCTAAGGGTAACATTTCTAATGTAGATTTGACAGATGCTTCTCTCACTATTAGAAAAACATTTACTGTCAACATTTCTGGAAATCAGATTACCACAGGAACTCTTCCAACAGCAGGTGATAATGAAACATTCTTAGCATTTACTCCAGACAGATATTCTTTAATTAGATCTGATGGAACTACAGAAACTTTAACTTCTGATAGATTTGATTTTGGAACTGGAAATACTTGTCAAATTCGTAATTTGGGTTCTAATGACACTGGAGCAACTTTAATTGCTACCCTCAGAAAGTTAAAACCCAAAGCAAAGATCAAAAATAAAAATAAAGTAAATTCTATTATTATTGATAAATCCAAGTATTCTGGATCTGGAATTGGAGCAACTACTTTAAATGATGGTTTGACATATGGAGATTATCCTTTTGGTACAAGAGTACAGGATGAAGTTATATCTCTGAATGTTCCTGATATTATTGAGATTCATGGTATTTTTGAATCCTCTAATACTTCAAATCCATCTGCACCAAGAATGACGTTATCGTCATTGATCAGCCCAACTACAACTACTAGTGATCTTATTCTTGGAGAAACAGTAACTGGTAATACCAGTGGTGCTGTTGCAGTTTTTGTGGAAAGAAATTCTGATTCTGTAATTTCTTACGTATACAAAAATCAAATTAAATTTAGAGAAGGTGAAACTGTAACCTTCCAAGATTCTAAAGTAACTGGTACAATAACAACTTTAGAATCTCTTAGTTTTGAAATTTCTTCAAACTACACCTTTAGTAGTGGTCAGGAGAAATCTTTTTATGATTATGGTTCAATAAAAAGAAAAACTGACTCAGAAGAACCATCTAAGAGATTAAGAGTTTATTTCTCAAGTGGATTTTATAGTAGCACAGATGATGGTGATATCACCACCGTTAATTCATATGATTCCTTCAACTATGCAAGAGAAATTAAAGCTATAGATGGAATTCAAAACTCTGATATTATTGATATTAGACCAAGAGTTTCTAACTACACAGTTTCTGCTGGTTCCAGATCTCCACTGGAGTTTCTTGGTAGAGCATTTAATCAATCTGGAAACTCATCTACAAATATTCTAGCATCAAATGAGACAATATTAATTGATTTTTCTTATTATCAAGGAAGAATTGATAGAATTTTCTTAACAAAAGATGGAAAATTCCAGGTAAAATATGGAACACCTTCTGATAAACCAGAAAAACCAGTCAGTGTTGATAATGCTTTAGAAATAGCAACTATTTCTTTACCTCCATATCTCTATAATAATTCTCAAGCGGTAATTAGATTCTTAGAATATAAGAGATATCGAATGGTCGATATCAAACAACTTGAAACTAGAATTAAAAATCTTGAATACTATACTTCATTATCTCTTCTTGAAACAAATACTGCAAACTTGTTTGTTCCAGATGCAGATGGATTGAATAGATTTAAATCTGGATTCTTTGTCGATAACTTTAACTCATTTAGACCACAGGATAACTTAGTTCCTTTCAACAATAGTATTGATAGAAAGCGTAAGGAATTAAGACCAAGACACTATACAAATTCCATAGATCTGATTCAAGGTCCTGTTGTAAATACAAATCCAAGTGATGATCTTGCATTCAGAAGAATTGAAGGCACCAATGTAAGAAAGCAGAATGATGTTGTAACTCTTGATTATGCACAAGTTGAGTGGCTGAAGCAATCTTTTGCAACTAGAAGCGAGAGCGTAACTCCATTCTTAATTAGTTTCTGGCAAGGAACTCTTGAGTTAACTCCAGCGTCTGATAACTGGGTAGATACTACCAGACTTGAAGCTAAGATTATTGAAATGGAAGGAAATTATGCAGAAACCTTAGCAGATGCAACAAAGACCCTCAATGTTGACCCACAGACTGGTTTTGCACCTATTGTCTGGGATGCTTGGACAACTAACTGGACTGGAACAGAAACTATA